GCGAACATGTTCCGTGCGGTCGGGTTGGCTCTAGTCATCTATAACATCGTGCATGGTGCGCATGTCGCTGCAAAAGCAGCAAAGGCGGCCCCATGACGCCGGCCGACATGAAGCCATCCGGCGCGTGTCGCGCTTTGATCCGCCAGTTCGAAGGTTGTAAGTTGCAAGCTTACTTGGACTCTGCGGGCATCCCGACCATCGGCGTGGGCCATACTCATGGCGTGAAGATGGGCGACCGCTGTTCGCAACAGCAGGCCGACATCTGGCTAACGCAGGATCTGGAAGACGCAGGCGCTGCGGTGGCGTCGCTGGTGAAAGTCCCGCTGACACAAGATCAGTTTGACGCGCTCACCGATTTCACGTTCAACTTGGGCGTCAAGCGGCTCGCTGAATCGACTCTCCTAATTTTGCTGAACAAGCGCGACTACCACGGCGCTGCAGCGCAGTTTAGCCGGTGGATCTACGCCGGCGGAAAAGTCCTTGATGGCCTCGTGCGTCGACGTGCTGCTGAAGCGAAGCTGTTCATGCCGGCAGAGGTGAATGCATGACCGCGTTCGATCGGCTCGCCATTGTCGCCATCATTCTCGCTGGCCTGCTTCTGAGTGCTGTCCTAGGCCTACATCACTACGGAGCCGAGCGTTACAACGACGGCTATTCGGCAGCCGTTGCCATAGGTAAGAAGCAGCATGATCGCGATGTCGCTGCCGCTAATCAAATTGAAATTGATCTGCGTTCTAAACTAGCCGCGCAGGACGCCGAAGCTAATCGAAGGGAGCAGGAATATGCATCAAATCTCGAAGCTGCTCAGCGCCGTGTGCGCGCTGGCACTGACCGGCTGCGCTGCCCAGCCAGTCCCGTACACGACTCCGCCACGCCCGCAGATCGATCCGCTTCCGCCGAGCCTACAACTGACGGATCAGGACCGGACCTTGTGCCGGAAGCTGCTGCTGACGTTCTCGGCTACGGAGCAGCAATTGCAAGCCTCGTGCGGCGATACGAGCAAGTCGTCGAGCGGTTCAAAGCCTGTCGGGCAGTGAACGCGAAGTAGCTCATCGATGCTTGGAATTTTCTGACATCTATTTGGCAAACATGCTTCCAACATACTGATTCTGTTCGGTTAACGTTACCGGCTCCGGGCACTCTTGTCAATCATAAATATCCACCCATAGCCATACTTTGCTTGTTTATCAAGGACTTGAGAGGCGCGGCTGTATCGGTTAACCATACTCAGCCACCCCCAATCTGATACCATTTGCCAAAAATTACCAAAGGATTTGGCAAACATGGCAGCTCCGAAGAAGGATGGGACAGTCTGGCGGCATAGGGTGATGGTCAAAGGCAAGCGCGTCTCAGGAACATTCGTTACGAAGGCCGCGGCTCTTGCATGGGAAGCAGCGCAACGTATCGAGATCGCTGAAGGCAGCATGAGCGGCAAAGGCAAGACTTTCCGGGACGCGCTCGAGAAGTACGAACTCGAGGTATCAAGAAAGAAGCGCAGTCACGCCAACGAGGCTAAGCGGCTCGCGTTCTTCCGTGAATCGTCCTTAGCTGACAAGAAGATGTCCGAGATTAAGGCGTCCGATATCGCTGCGTGGCGCGACAAACGCCTGGAGTCGGTCAAAGGATCTACCGTCACTCGAGACATGAACACCCTTTCCCACGTGTTCACTGTCGCCCGTCGCGAGTGGGGCTGGATCACGACGAGTCCGACGAGCGATGTAGAACGGCCGCAGTCGCCACCTCATCGTGACCGTCGAATCAGCGAGAAAGAGATTGATCTGATCTGTCTGCAGCTTGGATGGGATCGCGCGAAGAGCACCGAGCCAACGACGAAGCAGCATCGTGTAGCCTTGGCCTTCCTGTTCGCGATCGAGACAGCCATGCGCGCCGGCGAGATCTGCGGGCTGCAGAAGAATGACGTGTCTGGGCGCGTAGCTCGATTGCACATGACGAAGAACGGTCAATCGCGTGATGTTCCATTATCTGCTCGAGCACTCGAGATATGGAAGATGGTCCCGGAGGGCTTCGGCCTCAACGCGCCGATTCTCGATGCTCTGTTCCGCAAGGCTAAGAAGAACGCAGGCATCGAAGGACTGACGTTCCACGATACCCGTCATGAAGCCATCACGCGGCTTGCTCAAAAGCTCGATGTGCTCGACCTCGCGCGCATGGTCGGACACACAAACGTCAAGCAGCTTCTCACCTACTACAATCCGACAGCCGAAGACATCGCCTCACGCTTGTAGGCCTTCGGCCCAGCTGATCACCTCACGCGCCTTGTACAGCGGGTGCGATCGCTCCTGGGTAGGGTTGATCTTGATCGGCTTCGGGAAATCGGGGCGCACGATGATCTTGTCGCGCACAGTTGTGTAGGAGCGTTTCAAGTATGCTGCGATATGCTCTGTGTCCCACAAGTCAACCTCGACCGGGATCGACTTCTCGATCAGCATTTGATGTATCGCTGCCAGGATTTCTTTTTCGCTCATCTCGACATTCTCCTATTCCGACTTACCTGGTTCAACCACGGGCCACGGGCACCGGCTCAACGTATGCTGCCCACCGCACCGCGTGCACTGCGGCTGAGCCCACATCTCCCACATCAGGCGATAGATGGTCATGAGCCACATGGCGCATCCTTGTCGTCCTGCGATTCAGGAATTGCGTAGAGCGCGATTGTGTTGGCTGGTGGCTTAGCTCCGCACCAACTGCTGGCCAGTACAAAGCCATGCTGTTTATGGAAATAGGCGAATGGCGCACCATATCCCATATCGCACTCCTGTGCGATGTCGACCATTTCCTGCAATGCCGCGTGCTTGCGCTTGTAAGCAGCAACGGCGTCGAGCTGGCCCTGGCGGTACTGCTCGGCGGTGTATCCGCATTGCTCGGACGTCGAGCCATGAATCAGCACCTTCATCTGCGGGTACTTCGGCGCGGGCAGAGGCGGTAGGCCGTCCTCGCCCACGGCAGGAGCGACGGGCCATGCCGATATCCGCGCCAGTGCTTCGTTTGCCGTGTCGTGCATCAGACCGTACAGCCGGTCACGGTCTTCGCCTTCCAATGCGCCGCCGAGATAGCGGAACAGCGAATGGTCGATGATGCAGTCCAACACGGCGCTCGGCATGCGCTTCACGCGGGGCATGCCCTCGGGTCCGTTCTCGTACTCGTCCGGCGCAGCGCGCTCGTCTTGGTTGTGATCAGACATTCGTCGGCTCCTTCGTCTCATAATGCAGATGGTCGCGCAGCTTCATGGCGCCGCAGTTCGCGCAGCGCCAAACGCTACGCTTGCCGCCTCGATAGTTGATCTCGTCGCCGTGGATATTGCGGACATGGACAAGCCAGTGGCCCTTCATACCGCACATCACGCGCTTGATGAATTCCGGCGTCATGCTGTTTCTCCATTCGTGTCGTGAGATGCCGACTTAGCTGCGCGACCGATTTCAGCAGCAGCGCGGGTGATGGCGCGGCGGGTGGCGGCTAATTCGTCAGCACCAGGAATGATGTCCTCCGATACTTCGGAGCGGCGTTGAATCTGGCCTTTGACCAAGCCCCAACAGGCGAAGCTACGGCCGCCGATAACGTCGACCATGAGGCGCAACTTCACCGCCAGCCGTAGCGCGTCGCCGTCGTCGGCGAGTGGGTTCCAGTACAAAGGATCGTCTATGTTGCCAAGGTAGTTCCACAGTGCGCCATATCGATCGGAGCCGCGTGGATACTCGCCTTCACTCCATAAAAACTTTTTCTTAGCACCTCCAAGTCCTATTGCGATAGCTGCCAATTCCAACAGTTCTCGGTCAGTCATGCATCCCCTTGGTTAGCTTGGGCATCCTGAATAGCGGATGCTTTGCGCACCTTGCCGGACCCGCCACAGCGAGAGCATGGCAAGCCCTCCGCGCCGTTGCAGGCCGCGCAGTTTCGGAACTCGATTTTGTGCTCACACGGTCCTTCGTGTCCGCAGTGCTTGGCGCCGACGATGATGCGGCCGCACATTACACCTGAGCCAAGACGGCCACGAACGCTGCAAAGCGGCTTCATGCTGCACCTTCCTTACCTGCGCCCTTAGCTTGGGACATGGCGGCATCGATGGCTGCCCGAATGGATTGGCCCGGCGCGGCAATGACGGCGTACTTTTCCAGATAATCCAGACGAGCCGCATCTTGATCGGCTTCCGCAGCTGGGGAAGGAGCGCCGATGGTAAGTTCACGCAAAGCCTCAACGCATCCGCGCACTACATCTGCAAACTCTCCCTCATAGGGCTGCGCCTCGTCTTCCAGTTCGTCCGCAATCCTTTCAATCGCAGACCGCTTGGCAGGCACTACGGCCTTCTGGGCGCGCACGCACGTATCACGGCCAGCACATGTGCAGATTGGGAAAATGCACATCGTCTGCTCATCCGCCAGAGGTTGGCAGACAGCGCCCGCAGCTTGTCCGGTAAGCTCGGTAGGTTGGCAGGTGGGCGCCAGTTCGCTCCCGCTGGTGGCGGCAGATCCGTCCGCGATTATGGGCAGTCTCGCTTGTTCGGCGGCGTCAAGCGACTTGCGAAGCTGGTCAATGAAGTCAGCTGTATGGACCTCTTGCCGCCAAAGTGCCGAATCCCAGCGCTTCACAACAGCGCGTGCATTGCGCATCACAGCATCGAATTCCGCCTGACTGCCTGCCCCGGCAGCGGCTGTTCCGTCGCTCCCGCTGGCCTTCGGCGCGCGTGCAGCGATGATGTCGCGCAGCTCGTCGCCGCTCACCAGCATCATGTCGGGCTGGCCGGCCGGGCTGTCGCGGTCAGGCAGTTCAGCCACGTCGCGCTTCGGCAGAAAGTCGCCGCCCTTGGCCTGCTCCGGCGCTGCTGGAGCGGCCTGGGATGCGATCAGCCGGCGAATTGCGGTGATGGCGTCGCCGAACTTGGATGCGGCGTAGCGGTCGTCATCGGCGCGCGCGTCGCCGTAATCCTGAATCAGGCGGATGATGTTGTCGGGCACCGACTGGCGAGGCTTTGACAGTTCTTCCAGATCACTGACAAGTTTCTGATACCGACCGATGCAGGCTTTTGCCCCCTTGAGTTTTCCCGACATTTCGCACCAAGCCACGTACCAGTCCGAGATCGTTTTGCCTTGAATCGCGGGCTCTGCCTGTTCTACCGCAGCAGAGGAAAGCGCAGCCCGCAACGCTTTGTGTTCTCCGCTTATCTCATCGGATGGAGCGCTACGTTCCCAGCGCTCAAGAATACGTTGCGCCACTTTGCGCAACTCCGATATTGGCCGCTCTACCGCAGTAGAGGCGAGAAGACGCTCGATATCATCTGCTCGATAGTAAGTCGTTATCGCTCCTGGAGCGTCTTCGTATGTTTCAGAGTCCATCATCTCGCCTGCAGTATTCGGCATGTATGTGCGGAGATTTTTGAGGCTCGTATTCTTGTTGGTCATGTTGTCTCTCAGTTTTGGTTGAACTTCACGTTGTTCTGCGCGCCGAATGCCTGTATCAGCTCCAGTAAATCCGACATCTCTCGCTTGCTCATGCTGCTGGTCGATACGCCCATCACTACAAAGCCCGTGCCGTCTAAATTAGGTACTACGTCCTGCTTGCGGAGCGACGACGAGAAGATGTGCTTCCACGATTCGGCGTCCAGCTTTCGCCCATGCCACACAACCTGTTTGCTCACATCTGTCAGCATCGCCCATAAAGCCGCATTGGCTTCCAAGCTCCGAGTCGGAGGGCCAGTCTTGATGACGTAACCCTCTGGCAGATTCGATACCTGCTCGGCGACATGGCAGCGGTTCGTAGGCGTGATGCGGAAGATGCGCTTCTCCATGTCAATGGCCCCAAGCTGGCTGGCGGAGCGCCGCGCGCTGCATCGCCAACTTCTCGATGCTGCTCACGCATTTTTCGATCTCATTTAGGGTCTTGCGCGCTGCTGCCAACATCTCGTTCACAGCATTCAGATCCGGCGAATCGTCCTCGCCGGGCTGCATGTAGCGCAGAACTTGCGAGGATGCGGACGACAGTTGGCCACACAGGATCGAGAGGTGCTTTTTCTCGTTCTCGTGTTCCGCACGCACCGTGGCGTACTGCCCACGAGCGATGATGGTCTCTTGGTCGATGGCGGTAAGGTCGATCATGCTTGCTCCGCGAGACTCGTCGTAAGTTGGGCTTTGCGCTCGCTGGCGTGCTTCTGCAGCGCTTCTTTGCTGTTCGGGTACATGGCAACGCCGGCCTTGAGGTGCTTGCCGATGTC